GATATTGGCTTGTACTCCTTGCGATCATTGCCTGTATCGATGTATTGTTTGAAACTTTGGGCAGGTTCTCTTGATGCACAACACATACGTCTTTCAGTCTGTGGCGATAGATATGTGTGTGTCCATGGTGCCATGCAGAATGTTTTGTTGCCTTCACTTGGTTTAATCCTTTTAGGTGTGGGAATGCCTCTCCTAGGCCATCTTTCTTCTGCTGTTGGAAATCTATCTGCCATTTTGATTCTCCAAAACGTCTGCCATACCATGATTAACCTTGGCGTGACCCCGCTCGTCCTCTCTGACAGCAACAACTACATCAGATAGTCTTGCGTCCTTCCTTAATTTGTAATAGTCTATAGCAATTTGAGGAGCCTGGATATTTTCAATTTTGCCAAGTTCTATTGCTTTCAAATATGAAGAGTAACTTATGACTGCTTGTTCTTCAAAATACCCCACCATCCTGTGTGCAACTTTAGGAAA